CACTATCGTTCGTATATGGGTGTTGGGGCGAAAGCTGTGCTTTCTTGATATACATATCCCTAAAGTGCATATTGGGGGTGGGGGATAGAGCACCTCATAAAAATACGCTATCTTAGCAAGAAAAAATAATCGTGATCATGATCGAGAAAGAAGACAACAGCCCTATATTGACATTTGAGGACTTCAAGAACCAAAATGGAATCACATTTTGGTGGGCATCAGAGGTGATGGTGATGCTTGGGTACACGGACATCAAGACCTTCACCAAGGTCTTAGACCGTACTACGAAGGCCTTTGTCTCGCTTAATATTCCGCACTATGAGAACATCATCGCCGTAAAGAGGGAAATAGACGGAAAAGACGTCCAAGACTTCAAACTAACACGATTTGCCTGCTACATGGTCGCGATGAACGGCGATACGAGGAAGCCCGAGGTCGCAGCCGCGCAGGCATATTTCGCCGAACAAACACGAAAATTTGAACTCTACGTACAGGACTGCCAGGAGATAGACCGCCTGCTGATACGTGAGGAGCTAACCGATGGAAACAAGGCTCTCGCTGGCGTGGCTAAAGCTGCGCAAGTTTCCGACTACGCAAAGTTTCAGAATGCCGGGTACGTGGGGATGTATAACATGCCGTCATGGAAGCTAGCGAAGCGCAGAGGGGTTGAAAGAAACAAGCTTTTTGACAGAATGGGGCGAACGGAGTTGGCGGCAAACCTATTCCGCGTCACAATGGCGGAAGAACGCATCAAAAGCCGAGGCATCAAGGGACAAGCTCATCTTGAGCAAACACACTTCGACGTTGGGAGAGAAGTTAGGGAGATGGTAGTGAAGAATACAGGGACAACCCCCGAAAAGCTCCCGCAAGAGAAAGCGCTACCAGAAGTGAAGAAAGAACTCAAGTCGGGCTATCAGGAAATGAAGAAGCTGGATAACCCTAAGGCTCGCAAAAAGTGATCCGATCGGGGCTTTCCATTTTTACAAGCAGACTACCTTTGCAAAGCAAACTCTAATCACATAACAGAAATGAAGAAATTCCTACTTACAATGGTTGCCCTGGTTGGGCTGGTGGGCGTATTCTCGGGATGCTCAAAAGACGAGCCAAACAAACCAACAAAGAAAGAAGAAGTAAATAAAGCTCCGATAATTACTTCTATCGACTTTGAGAAAACAACGTTTGCTCTTAATCAAGTTGCAATAGTTAAAGCAACGGTAACAGACCCCGAAAATGACCCAATAAGCCTATCTTGGTCATCGGGTACAGCAGATTTTGGGAAAGGTCAAGAGCTGGAATTGCGTTTTGCTTCTGTTGGAGAAAAGGAAATTACCCTTAAAGCAACGGACACAAAGGGGAATGCAGCAACGAAATCAAGTAGAATCAATGTAATTGACCCTGATTTTGGATTTGCCTTGTGGGGTGATAAGCTGGACATCATCAAGAGAAGTGAAACGGGGACATACCTTGGAGACAACGCAGGGGTTATTTATCATTTCCTCGGCAATGGCTATGATAGGTATTACACTTTTGACAACGACATTCTTGTTTCAGGAATACAAGAAAGGGTTTATACCCCAAAAGCTCTCCAAGCAACACAATACGCCATTGCTTGGACTTTGTACGAAGAAGAATTGCAGAAGCTATCAGACCGCTTTGGACAACCAACATCAATCACATATTCAGTTCAACCAACGGGCAACAAGTCAGAAGACGGACTTGCTTTGATAAATGGTGCTGGAATAGAAGCCAAGTTCTTATCAACAAGAACGAAAGCAACACTAACCGTTTACAGAAAGGGGACAACAACAGTGTGCTATAAAACTAACTTTTCTGCAAGCAAGTAATTTCCACTCCACACACTTGCAAATCCAAAAAGAATGCTTACATTTGCAGTGTTGAAACTTTCCGAGGGCGAAGTATAAAAGCTCTCAACCACCATTGAGGGCTATTTTTATAGCCGCCCAAAAGACATAAGGCATTTGGTGTCCATACCCCTGTGTGTTAGCTGTAATGGCGCACAAACCTCTCGGAGAGTTTCAACAGCAGGAAAGGTGGACACCTCATTTTTTTTGTAGTTATGTTGAGAACTCCGAACGTCCTAAAAGAAACAGAATTGCTTGGACAACAATTCGCGGTGTATGGCACACCACAAGAGCCACTATTTAAGGCGCAAGAGGTCGCTTCTATGTTGTCGCTGAAGAATGTGAGCGACATGATACAGCGCGTCGACGAAGAAGAACGGTCTAAGTTGAACTTAGGGCGTCAGGGAGAAACGTGGATGCTCACAGAAAACGGGCTGTATGAAGTCCTGATGCAGAGCCGCAAGCCTATCGCAAAGAGCTTCAAGAAGGGCGTGAAGTCTATCTTGAAAGAGATACGCACAAATGGCGGTTACATCGCCACACAGCCGGAAGACACCCCCGAACTTATTATGGCACGCGCCTTGATGGTGGCACAATCCACCATTGAGAAGAATAAGCAGCAACTGCAAGCAGCGCAAGCGGTCATCACAAGCCAGAGCGAGCAGCTGAAAGAGCAAGCTCCAAAGGTAGAATATACCGACAGCGTGCTTAATGCAGCCACCACCTACACCTCGACGCAGATGGCGAAGGAGCTCAACCTGCGCACTGCCGAACAACTGCACGCACTATTGAAGTCGTGGGGCATCATGATACGTCAGAGTGGTCAGTGGATGCTCGCTGCGAAGTATTGCGGGCAAAGCTATACCAAGACCAGGACGCACCCATACACCAAGCAAGATGGAACGCAAGGCACGAACAGCATAACGGTATGGACAGAGCGCGGTCGGTGGTTCTTGCACCAGCTGTTTGAGAAGAAAGGAGGTGTTGAGTAATGGAAGCAATGATAGATGAAATAAAGGGTATGCCCATCAGCGATGCCACGGCTAGACTTATCGCCTGTCAACGCTTCACAGATGATGTTTACGAAAACATCATGCATGCACTTTCTGATATGTATGGAGAGTACGTGAGTGAAGAACTCATGGAGAAGAAGTGTTTGCACCTATTCAACGAAGTTGAGGGGGTCATCCGTGAACTCATTGCAGAATCAATAGCCCACAACGTCGGGAAGAACAAGCCAAGTGAGCTGTAAGCCATATTCTCTCTGAATTTAAGTAACTTTACCTAAAAGAAAGCAGTCATTACAGCGGACAAGGCTTTACCACTTGTGGTATGGCGCATGAAACAAGGCGGTGGGATGCGAGTGGCTGACCAAATGACTGCTTTATCATAGAACAAGAATGGAACAGTACTTCTACAACTACGAAGCAGATGTTGTCATTAGAGAGGATGAACGCGGAGACCGCTACCTAAAAAGCCTCTCAGACATAAATGAACGCTTTGCAGACAAAACGAGCAGCGCAGCTTGGGGGATTCCAAGCCACGGGGTAATGAATGCACTGCAACCAATCTCACAAGAGCAATACGACACGTTCGGTGTCGAGTGGAAAGAGATTACTCCTTGAAGTGGCTGTAATACTCCTCTGACTTACGGGCAATCTCTCGCCCAAGCTCAGACCGCTGTTGTTCGTATGTGAGTAACCTGTATTGCTCATAGTATTTATGACCAAGCCCACCAGGTAGTCCTGTCTCTCTTTGTATCTTGCGCCAAAGAGCCTCACCGATTATGCGCTTAGCGTCTTCGGGTGGTTCTTTGGCGTATATCATCTTGGGGGTGTTCACCTGTATTTCAGCGGTCAATCCATTTGCCCCATTGATATTAACGATAGTACCCGTATATCCAAGGAAAACACTACCAGCCTGCACCTTAATTCGTTGCACGTTACCACCACTGGACTTGATTTGCTTGAAGTAGCTCCTCACGCCATCAACCTTGTCGGCATCAACAATGATGGTCGTTCGGACTGCGTCCTTTATCTCACGTGCGTCATGGTTCACTTCAGCCGTACCCAGCTTGCGGATGATAGATGCCATCGTCTTCAGGTTGATAGGTGTGACACGTCCGCCGAACTTAGCAGCAACGCTAACAGCGAATGCCTGAACCTCATCCTTTATCTCTTCGCTTTTTGCTATAAGACGGCTTGCGCTACGCTCATCCCAACGCTTCTGAATTGCTTGCGCTTGCTCTTGACTTCGTGGTGCTTGAGCGGAAGACCTATCTGCCTTGTCAATCAGCTCCACTTCAACGCAAATTTGCCCGTCAAGCTCCTTGATGCCAACCACCTTGTAGCGCTGATCGCGTCTTAGCAGTATCTCCTTTTGGGCTTGGCTCTGCTCCACCTCGGCGTTGTGAGCAAGGGTGTACTTCTCCACATCCACGCCTCTTGTGTTGGCAGTGGTGCGTATCTTCATCAATACGGGGGGGCGTGACCCTGAATAGTCGCCCCACGCCTGTGCCACATCCTTGCTCTTTGTCGTGGACATAAAGCCCTTTTCGGTTATCTCCTTGCCGACCACATCCATGAAGCGCTGTGTCTTCTCCATGACGAACTTATTGTTGTCTCCGTAGAGGATGCGCCCCGCAAGGTCTTCAAACTCCCCGTCTGTCATATCTCCGAAGATTGCGCGTGCGTCCACCGAACGCCACAACGTGCGCTCCCCGACCTTGGCAAGCTTCGTCACGGCGGTCAGCTCGTCAAGCATACGTTGCTCCTCTCTGCTTAACTCCCCAAAGTCGCCCCTACCACGCAAATAGTTGTTTAGCCACATAGCGTCACCACTGATATATTTGTCCAGGGCTTCATTGCTCTTGCTGTAATTAAGCGCATTGTCTTGCTTGGATACTTCCACCTTTGCGGGTGCAATCGCGTCCTGTGCGGGCTTAAAATCGCTTGGGTCAAACTTCAAGCCCTTTGAAAGTAGACCATCAATGAAGTTGTCCTTGATGAAGTAGGGGGTGGAAGCCCAATTAGCCTGCTTTGCTTCATTCTCCGCCACCCAATCCTTAAAGCCATCGGGAAGCTCTGTGACCTCGTTCTTGGCTGATAACTTGCGGTACTCCGTGCCTTTCAGCGCACTCTTCAAGTCCGATAACTCTTGCTTGTCAAAGTCATCTTCATCCATAAGGATAGCCGTGGCATAGCACAAGCATTGAGGATGCCAACCCTTGAAACTGAACCACTTTGGATATTTGCCAACAAGGCGCTCACAAAGGTCACACTTGCACTTAGGCTCGTGGTTGGAGCGGTGTACTTCAAAGCCCACCACAAAGTCAAGCTGTTGCCATCGTAGGTGGTCGGCTTCTCGATACGCCATGTTTATCTCCGAGCGCGTCAGTCTCATGGCGTTCCGGTAGCTACTTCTGTACACCCCTTGCCCAGGGTGGAAAGCCTTTGCCGCCTTGGACAATTGTAGGTTGCCACGCTTGTCACGCACACGGCGAAATAGGCGCTTGGGGTCTTGCAAATTCTGTCGCAAGTCCCTCGACAACTGCGCTGCGCTACGACCCTCGCCAAGACCAACATCAAGACTAAGCTCAATCTGCGCCTTGTACTGCTCCGTGTACTTCCACACTCGGTCGGCAAGGCTCATCCCACCGACCTTGCGAGCTTGAAAGGACTGCAAAGCATCCAAGTTGCGGTCTTGCATCTTCTGCAAGCGCCCCTTGGTCAGCTTCGTAGTGTCAATGATAGACGCGATAAACTCGTCATTCTTGTGGCAAGCAAAGAGCCACTGACGGCGTGACCCTGTTTCAATGGCCGCCTGCATCTTGCTTGCAAGCCCCTTGAGCACCTTTTGCAGTTGCGCCTTAGCTTTGGGGTAGTCGTCAAAATCAAATGGCTTGTCAGGGTCGTAGTCTTCCCTACAAGCGACCTCTGCAATATCGCTCGTTGCCTTGTCAAACAAGGCGTTCACGGCTCGTGTGTATGCCGCTGTCGTCTTGTAGTGCGCTGCATCAAAGCCCTGGAATGAAAAAGCCTTTGTCTTCTGTCTTTTAGCCATTGTTCCTTAGTGTGAAATGCTCACATTGGGGGTCTTTAAGGAACTTGATGAACTTCCCATCATGGTGATGCTTACATCTGCACATGAAAAGCTCCCCTTGCCAATTCTTCTCTTGCCAATCATACGAATGCTGGCAATCCCTGCACCTGTACTTCGGTACTTCGTATGACCTTGCTACCCTCTTCGCCATTAAGCATCAATTACAGGCTCTCCGATAACAAACGAATTGTCTGCATTCGCCTCCTCCTGTATCTGCTCAAAGTCCTTTTCAGGGTCTTGCGTCAGATTTGCACCCTTCACACTTGCCTTTTGCGATACAAGAGGCTTGTTGCCGTTCGCTGAAAGCCACATATTGATTTCGTCAATCTCATTGGTCAGCGTGTATGGCGTGATTTCAGGCTCAATCTCCAGGGCGTCTGCATCATTCTCCAGGGTCGTGTTGAATTGCCCCACAAACGCCTTGATGACATTCACACGGCGTTGCAGATACTCGTCAAAGACCTCCTTTTTGTCCTGCACCTTGAGGTGGGCATCCATGAAGAGAAGCTTTAACGCCGTGCCACTGATTGCGCCAATGCCCTTGACGCTCTCAAAGCTGACATCAGGTGTCTGCGAGATGGTGTAAATCAGCCGCAAGAGTGTTTCAATCTCCAGCTTGACGCTCTCCGGTGCATTCTGCCATGATACGTAGTTCATGGTAGCACCCTCTTCGCCCTCGATGACTGCACCAGCTTCACCCTTCTTGCTCCACCCGTTAATCTGACCGGTGACAAAGATTTTTGGGCTTGCATGATAGTCGTTGGTGTCCGCAAAGTTTGATAGCAGCTTCTCCAAGCGGTCAATCAAGCTGTCCACGTCTTGCGTCTCAAAGTGGTCTTGATAGCCGTAGACAATGGGGAGCTTGCCGATGGCAACGCGCTTGGGATAGCCCTCTACAACCTCATAGCCACCCGACCCATTGACCCATAACCAATGCTCATCTTCGGTGTACGTCTCAAAGTAGTCAAAGCGCTGCTTGTCTGACCCAACGTGGGTGTAAGCTCGCGAAAAGGCGATAAGGTCGCCCGTAGTGTCAAAGTAGGGGTACAGCGTGTCGCCAAACATAGGCGAGAACAACGCGCATCGTAGCTTGAACTTGGTGGGGAAGCCGTATGATTGATGCGCATTGGGCTTCTCCTGCACATACCACAGCTCTGCACACTCCTTGAATCCGAAGATGCCGCGTGCAATCTTTCGGTTGAGGGAGGTGGTCTTGTTGTCGTAGAGAATGCGAGTGACCGCCTTTAGCACAGCTTCCTGCCCCTCGTTGTCGGGTGTGGCGTTGTAGGCAACGGGATTGCCGAACGTAAACGACACAGCGCGGTTGATGATTAGCTTCTGCAACGCCACTGCCACGCGTGCGACCTTCTCAATACGTGTGTAGCCTCCATCTGCACCTGCGTCGATGACCTTGTCTGCTCCCTCATTGGGATTGTCCACTCGCACCATCTTGTCGGGGCGCAAGAATTGGTTGTTGATGTCGTGTAACTTCGGGTCAATGGCTTTGCGCGCCTGCTCCGCGTCAGGCTGTGCTGTGGTGCGCTTGCTTTTCAGCTCGCTAATAATCTCATTGTTCGTCTTGCCTGCAAATAACTCCTCTAATGGCATATCTAATTCTGTTTTATAGTGACACATCTATCTGCCGAATAAGCCCGCCACGTTGTCTGTCGTTGGCTTGGCTTTTCGCTTCTCAATCGTTCCGGTAAGGGCATCGGGTGCGTCATCGTGGGGATTTTTGCCCACCTTCATATAGCCGTTGATAGCTGACGCAAATTCGGGGAAGAGCTTTGTCCACCCCAGGGGCATGAATGTGAGGTTCTGCACAGCGGATGAATTGACGTTGATGCGCACATCCTTGTTATCCTTTTGGTGAAACCACTTGAACTTAGTCTTGGCGTTTCCGAGTAGTCTACACTGACGCTCCACAGAGCGCTGGAAGCCACGACCGCCGTTGTTACTCTCCACTACACACTCCTGCACAAGGTGCTTGGTCAGCATACTTGCAAGGGTCGGCTCTGTGTACTCCATGGGCTTCTGAGTGTATAGCACATCCACAAGGTAGTTGCCAACCTCTGTCTCATCGTAAATGATTGCACATAGGTAGTCAGCACCTGTATCTGCGGTGTCCACATACGCCTTGCGAATGCAGCACTTGGTTGCCGGTCTTGTCTGATACTCTGTAAAGCCGGTGTCGTACATAAGTCCCTCGCTTGGCTTGGGGTCTTGCTGGTATAAGCTATCAAACACATGGGGGTTACGCTTTCTGATGGCTTCCAGCTTCTCAATGTTGTGCCGTTCCTCCCACAACGCCTCTCCCTCTTGTCGCGGGTCGTAGTCCGTTGGCGCACCTTGCTTGATAGCTTGGTAGATGACCACTACCCATCCGTTGGGATTGTCTGTTGGGTGATACTCCCCTTGCTGTCGTAGCAATGTGCCCGCAAGGTCATCTTCATGCCAGCGTGTAAAGACTATCAGCTGTTGCGAATTGTTGTGCAGACGCGTTTCTGCCACGGTATCATACCAATCCGAAACGCCCTCACGCACCGTGGATGACCACGCTGTCTTGGCGTCCTTATAGATGTCGTCCATGATTAGCACATCCACAGGCTCACCCGTGAGCGCACCGCCCACACCAACGGTCTTGAAGCCACCCAAATGCCCGACAATCTCACACTCATCTGCGTTGCGTAGCCAAGAGCCTGCAACGGTGGTCACGTTGCTTGAGTTGAGGTGTGTATCGGGGAATATCTCTTGATATTCGGGGGTGTCAATGATACGCTGTATCTCTCTATTGAACTTGCGCGCCTTGGGGGCATTGTAGCTCACAATGGCAATACGCGTGTCAGGGCGCTCACCAAGGATGAAAGAGGGTAAACGGCGGGTACTCCCCTCGCTCTTCCCATGCTGTGGTGGCATAAACACCATTAGCTTCTTAATCTCCTTGTGCGCAAACTTGGTCAGCACGCCATAATAGCGGCGATGGAAGTCAGCAGGGTCAAAGGTTGGCATCGTGGAGAGCGTGAAGCGCAAAAGGTCAGTGCGTGATTCACGCACCAACCTCTCTTTCAATGCAAGCATGTATTTCACTCTCTCGTCTCTGCTCATTTCAGCTCCTCTTGAACATGTACTGCAAGAATGCGTAACGTCTTCGCCATTCTGTGTAGCCTGGTGTATACTGATTGATGTACGCCTCTCGCTCAAAGCTGATGTTGAAGTAAGCCCTGGTGGCATCTCCACAGGCTATCCAACGCACCAGCCACTCCAAGGCGTAAAGCAGGTAAAACGGCAAGTAGCCCAGCTCCTGCATCTGCTTGGTGTGGATAGTCTCGTGGCGAAGCATCACTTGCCACGCAGCTTTACTCTCAAACACGCGGTCTTTCCGCACAAACAGCACTCCAAATAGATTGACCGCCTCAAAGCCCTTGAACGGGATGATATTACTTCTAATAACCTTCATTGCTCTACTCCTTTAACTTGCTTTTCAGCTTCTCAATTTCCTTGTCCAGCTCATCATCTGACATTCCCCTGAACAGCTCCTTGCCGTCCTTTCCGACAACCTCCATCGTCTGTCTATTTCGCCACCTCGTGGGGTCGCCATTGGCAAGCGTGAAGATGATAGCAGCAGTGTCGGGCTGGATATGCTTCTTCTGCGTAGTCTGCTCCTTGACTGTCGGCTTAGAGGGGTCTCCCTTGGTTGGCACGGTCACAACCCTTGTCTCCGTCACATCGTAGCCCTGTATCTTCTTCAATAGCGACTTCTTTGCCTCTTGAACGAAGTATTGCATTCGGGCTTCGTGCGCTTCGTCAATTGCTTGCCTGAACTCCTCGTACTCATCTTTCCATCGGTGGAATGTAGCTTGCGAAATGCCTACCTGTTGGCAAACCTCCGCAATGGTGTAAGTGTCGGACTTGATTAGCCCGACTATCTGCTCAACAACCTTTTTGGTGTACTTTGCCATAATCAATGCCCTTTTATGGGCTCTTTTGTCTTAATTCTCTAACATCACTACTCCTTTATCTCGCATTTGAAGCCCCTCCCCTCCAGCTCATTGAGTAGCATTGAGAGCTTCGTGAGGTCTTTGCTTGACACAATCAAGCGGGCTTCTTCTTCCTCCTTTGGGGCTTCTTCCTCCTCCTCTTCGGCTATATCAGATAGAGCGACCCCCCAATCTTCGGGGTCAAACTGAAATCCTTCTGCACAGAGCTTGATTTGCTCCTCATCCCACGCAAGGTTGGCTTTGCTTGTGGCGTTGTCTGCAAGAGCAAGCTCACGCCCAACTTGGCTGTCAAGGTCTACGTCATTGCGCTTGACGGCAACAAGCGTATGCCCGTCCGTCTCAACAATTATGACCTTCTCAAAACCAAGCTCTCCCGCCTTTTCGGTTGTCTTGTTGCCGGCAATGATGCGGTTGTTCTTGTCAAGCAGGATAGAGCGACCAAGACCAAACTTGCGTAAGCTCTCATCCATAAGATGCTCCCCGTACTGCGTGCCTTTATTGAAGTTGTGGTTGTCGGGGATTAGATGCTCAATGCTTGTCTCTACTATTCGTGCCATGGCGTACTATTGAGTGATGATGTGCCACAGCTTGACAACCAAAGAGTAGGCAATAGAGCCGAGGAAGCAACCGATGAAAGTAGCCACAAAGGAATACACCATCTTGCCTGAAAATCTGTACTCATCGTATGGGTGTCGCTCCATATGTGCAAGCGCTCTGCGAACGCCCCTGATGCGCATATAGACGGCAAAAGACCTCACACGTTGGAAAACAGAAGCCCCCTTGAATACATTTTTGCCTGATAGGAAAACAGGGGGTTGGGTGCCACCCGAAGCGACACCCAACCACACCTTTCCCCCAAACACAAGTGAAATACGCTCACTCAAAGACGGCTTCCAGCAAGATACACATTGCGTCCCGTCACTCCATACATGAAGTGAGGAACATTCATCATCGGTCATGTCAGCCGACCTTTGCAGTACCTTTGTGGACTGCTTGAAATCTATTGGCGTCATAGCTCGAAAGGCACTTGCATCTTGCATCATACAAAGATACTATTTATATCACTATGAAACACTATTTTCATAGAAAGTTAGCCTTTATTTATGCACCCCCACACTCACACGAATTGGAAGCCCCGCGAAGTTCCAAGCGAGCAGCGCAGCATCACGCTCATCTTGATTGCTTCGCTTGTTGAAGCTAGTGAAGTAGGCAAGCTCTCTGCGCGTTATCTTTCCGTCAGCACCCTGCCAGCACTTGCGAAGAGGAACGTGTGCGAACGTTTCAACGCCCATGTGGTTGCACATTTCAATCAGCTTGCGCCCTGTCTCGTGATTGCGCCCGACATCATAGCCCTTGGATGCTGACTTTGTTCTTCTCTCTGTCTTTGTAATGTGCCAATTGCCCTTAATCATCCAAGCAGCTTCCACGACGACAATAAGCGATTTCCCCGATGCGTCACAACGCTCTTTCTGCTGGCGAATGTAGTCTACAGCGAGGGGGAATGCCAGCCTTGTTGCGTCAAGCTCCCTGGATGATGGGTATAAAATAGCGATGCCCGAATGCTCAACATCCGGGTCTATCGCTACGATTACATCATACTTCTTCATGCTTAAAATGGTAGGTCATCGCCAACCTGTGGCGCAGGCGCTGCCGTTGGCTGTGGTGGCTTTGAATCTCCACTTGCTGGCGCTGCTGGTGTTGCCTGTTGTGGGCCTGCCTCCGTCTTACCACCACACAACTGCACCTCTGATGCGTTTACGTTGATTGCTACCTGTTGCACTCCCTGCTTGTCGGTGTATAGCTTGGTGCGAAGATTGCCACGCACAAAGACCTTAGCACCCTTTTTGAGGTAGGCAAACAGTCCTCCGCCATCGCCATACCACAAGGCGCTGACCCACGTAGTGACATCTGCGCGGTTGCCTTGCTCATCCTTGGCATACTCCGTGGTGGCAATGCTAAGTGCCACATACTTCTTACCGCCAAATTCCTTGATTTCGGCATCGTTGCCGAGATTCCCGATTAACTCTGCTTTTAACATTTCTTTCTCTCTATTAAAGTCTACGCGCTCAGTATCGTCTGTTGTGGAGGGCTGGACGCGATTCGTTGTACTTCATCTTCTCCTCAATGTAAAACCAAAGGTCTATGCCCATCGCTGCTGCCCAGCCAAAGCAATAGTCCATTGCGAAGAGGATGCGACGCTCAATACAGATGTCGTTGCGCACAAGCCCCTTGACAAGACCAAGCGCGTTCTCCGTCACCTCAAACTTCGCGAAGTCACGAATGTAGTTGCAGGGATTGAGCTTGTTGAAGTCTACACCCAGCGAGCCTGCGAGGTCGGCAAGGCGAATGACAACGTCCGCAAGCTCCGTAGGCACTGTTCCCTCAAGGTACATTTCATACGTCTCTTCCCACTTGTCGGTTGCACCCCTGGTGGGTGTTTTGGGGTTGATGATGTCCTTGTAGAGAAGCTCGTTTGCCTTGCTGACGGTCTTTCCCTTCCGGTCAGCCTGCACCAGCTCACAAATCTCCGTCTGCACAAGCATAATGTAATGCTCTGTGCTTCTCCTTACATCCCAAAAGCCCTTATTGATGGCGTTTTGGTGCGCTCTGAATGATAGTTCGTTTCGTGTCATACGTGTTAAGTATTTGCGTTTTCTTTACCCTATTATCTTGATATGTTAAGCAAATGGGATTTTGCTTTACCTTTTACCGAACTGGCGTAGTACCGCGAACATCAAAAAGGCAACGAAGATAATACCCACCAAAATGCAGATTTCCTGTATTTGCTCCTCTCGATGGAGCTGCTCTAGAACAAATCCTTCCACTGTTAGCCGTTGTTACGCTCTTTGTCCATGGTCGCTAATCGTTAATGCCGAGTACATCGCACACCTTCTCCAGCAAATCAACCGACGCAACCGCCTGCCTCTCCTGCATTGGCGGTAGCATGTCACGCCACTCTTGAATAATCTCGCTCTTCTCCAGCCCGCGCCAATACATCCTCATTGAGAGCCTTGATGATGGGAATACAACATTGTATTCCTCTATGTTATACTCAATCTTGACGCTCCCAAACGAACGGTGGGATACGCGGTATATTCCTCTCATGTTTGGCATGTGCTTATCTTCCCATTCCAGCGGGCATTTGTCTAGCTGAGCTTTTACTTCTTCTCGTGTCATTGCTTGCTTCCTTCTTCTATTGCCCTGATAAGAGCATTTCTGTGGTACTCTATGCAGGCGCCCATTGCGCTTGCAAGGTCGTTGTACACTCCCTTGTGATATTCGTCATCGGGCGTCATGATTGAGTAAGCACTGCCCGAGTGCTCTATCTCATAGTAGCCTATCTCCGTCTGTGTAAACCACGCTCCCGAATGACCATACCGGTCAAAATGCAGTGTTACATTGCTCCGTATGTATTCTGCGATGTCGTTGAGTGTCATAGTTATTTGTAGATTTCCCTTGTTAGATAGATGTCGTAAAAGGCATCGTGCAACGCTTCTTCATCAACATTGATGCCCATAAACTTTGCAACGGTTGCCAGCTTGAAGTTCTCCATTTCTTGTCGTCGGGACGCAAGGTGATGCGATGCAAGCACCATCACATCAATAGAGTTTGCCCAAAACCAAGAACCAAAGTAATTGTCGCCGTTCTGCAAGAAGAACCCGCGCAAGAACTGATTGTCAAATGAAGCATTGTTGTAGCCGACAAGGAAGAACTTGTCTTGCTTATCGTACTTGTTTACATACTTACCAAGCATCGCTACAAACTGATTGTAGACATCACGCATTGAGGGGTAAGCCATCACTTGTTCACGGGTTACACCCGCAACGGAAAGGGCTTGTTCTTCAATTACCGCTTTCGGGTTCGGTTGAACGTGAAAGTTAAAACGTTCTTTCTCGACACCATCAATCTCTATCATTCCGCTAATCTGATGAATGCCATTCTTTCCAGGATTTACACCGGTCGTTTCAAGGTCAAAAAATAGTAGTTTCATTGTCTTATACTCTTTATTTTTTTACCCAATATCCTTGTCCTTGTTTCTTGTAGCCTTTCAGCTCCATTACCTCATCACGGGTACTTTCAAGGATTTGAAACACACCCATACCCCCCCCTGGTCTTAGGTAGGCTTCAACAAGGTCATCCCAGCGGTCAATGATTGGCTTGTAGTAGGGAAATGCTTCCACTACTTTCTGCAACTCTTCCTTTGTTACCTCGCAAAAGGTCACAAGATCGTAACAGCGTGAAAAGTCGTCCCAGTCGTATGGAACGTCAAATCCGCAATTAGCGGGCGTTTCGGTGTTTTCTACACCCATCAAGGCTGACCACATCGTTCTTGACGATATGCCTACGTGGTGTGTTCCTATCCATTGAAGCATCTTAGTCTTGTTCATACTCGATTTGTTTTATAGTGATATGTTTTTGAATTATAATTTAGATAACCACTGCTCGTATATCTGATGTGCAACTTGTGCCATCATGATAGGAGGCACGGACATACCACACACATAGTACGGCGGCTGCCCCCCAAAGTCGTAGTCTTGGGGAAAGGAAGATATGCAACACACCTCGCTCTTGCCGAGCATTCGCGGTTGGTCAAAGTGTATCAAGCATGATTCTTTTCCCGCGAGAGTTGGGCAAATTTTGTCAAGATATACATACGACTGGTTGAAGTTGCCACACTTCCCGTGTACTCGTTGCTTCGCATATGACTGTTTCGCGTCCCCATACTCCCTGTTCTCCCAAAGGGTGCGGGTAACCTTTGATGTTACTTCGCGCCCCGAATAATCTGCCACCTCCCCAAATGGTATCATACTCTCGTTGAACTCCAACTTCAAGAATGGAAGCTGCTCAAAAAGGCTCGCTTGGTACAAGAGTGGTTCTGCAAGGTCTTTGCGTAAGCAAACGAAAAACACGCGCTCTCTTCGTTGTGGTAGTCCCATATTCTGCCCATCGAGCAGCCAATGTTGGCAATAGTAGCCTGCATCCTCAAACGCCTCATGAATGCGACGCACATAGTCCTTTGCCTTTCCTATAAGCAAGCCTTTCACGTTCTCCGCAACCACGACCTTTGGTTGTAGCTTCTTGGCAAGGTCAATGAAGTCAAAGAAGAGCGTATCAAGCACCTGTTCTGCCTGCCCCTCGCGAAAATGCTTTAACTTCCCCCAGGCTTCCTCACGACTACCAGCTATTGAGAATGAAGAGCAGGGAGGCGAGCCATCAAGAATGTCAAGGTTGTACAGCTCTTCGGGTAGGCCGTATCTTAACTTAAACTCCTGAATAGGCTCCAAGAATGGGTATTTGGGGCTGTGGTTGCGCTGGTAGATAGCCATCATTCTCGGGTCAATCTCATTGCACCCGACGACATCAAAGCCTGCGAGCTTGTATCCCATTGTACTGCCCCCCCCACATGCGAAGCAGGAAAATACCTTGCCTTTGTCCTTTGTAAAGTTGGCATCCGCCAACGTCCATCTGTAATTAAACTTCATCTGCCCAGTTTGTTTTATAGTGGTATATTTATACCAAAAGTAGTAGTTGTTTTCTCATCCACATTACCTGCTTAATATCTCGTCTACCCGCTCCGCCATGCTACGGAAGAAGGCATTGTATTTAAGCTCGCTGTTGTAGTCATTAAGGACGCGCGTCACTGAGGTTCGCCCCCTTTTGATGAAGCTCCCGATGTCTGACAACGTCATATTCTCCAGCCTGCAATGATGCGCGAACATCATACGTGCAAAAAAGCCGTCAATCTTCCTTCCGCTGACGCTATAATCGACAAGCCTTAGCCCCGTGACTTCGTGGATAGCAGCAGAGACGCGAATAACGATGTCTTGATTTCTGACGATGTTTGATGCGAATAGCACGCTCTTGCAGGTGCGAATGGCAAAGTCGTATTCAATGCACGCACCTCGGCTTCCCCTCCAGCCGTCCATCATGTAGATGCAGCTGCATTCATTAAGCATCTCCAAATCCCTGCACAGGTGCTTTATCCAGGGGGCATCAACGGGAAGCCCATTATCCCAAGGATTGACCGTGTCAAATCCCAAGCCACGCAACAACGCCTCTGCGTCCGCGAAGCGAGTGCGAGCCTCCGCAAGGTCAAGCCCGCTAATCTGACCGCTGATATACACTTTCATTTCCGTTGTTGTTAGTCGTTAGTACTTTCTCCTGTCCTTACCCTTAATCTCAAAGTAGTTGCACATCTCAACAAGTCGCGACTGCACTCTGTCACCGTAGTCTCGTTTAAGCGTGTCACTTGAAATTCTGAGGTTGGATGTGATTAGCGTGAGTTGGTCGGTGCGGTCACCGCGGTACTCCAATAGTTGTTGCAATACATTTAGGCGATTGCCCATGTATAGCACCTCTTTTGGCTCTTGTCCGAGGTCTTGAATGCCTATCATTGCGCGCTGCTTGTACTTCTGTATCTCTCCACCTGCAACATACGCCTGGCACACCTCGTCTGCTCTTGTGATAGCCCAAGATAGCGGTCTATCCACCTCATTTGCACCATCATCAAAGCTAATGGCAAAGCCCATAGCTTGCGAGTAGGCAAGCATTACTTCCAAGCACCAGGACTTGCCTGAACCTGTGTTCCCGGCTATGTAGATGCCACGGTTGATGTCGCCCGCCTGCTCGTGCCCCGTCAAGGGGTTAAGCGCTCTCATAGTCTCATCCCCGTGACACCACTTGATGAAGTTGGTGTAAGCAAATCTATTTTCGTCATCAATGATGAACTTTGGATTGCGATATTGCCCGATGGCTTCCACCACCCGCAAAGCGTGGTCAAGGTCGTAGATGTATCTGCATCTGCAAAAACCACCGAAACCACCGCGCTCCTTGATGTAGCTAAGTACGCTCGCTATGCTTGTTTGAGTGCCATTCATCGCCATTCGTCATTTATGTTGTTGTTGCTCGTGGTTCGTGCACCGCCATCCGTTTTACTCCCCTTGTGCCAATTCCGCACTGCTGCTTGCCAATCCTTCATTTTGTTTTTCCCGACAAACCACCCCTTGGATGTGTAGAAGTCAATGAAGCGCTCAGCGTCAATGGTGTACTCCTTTTCGGCGCAATATGCTTTCACCTCCTCCAAGGTGGGTGGGCAAAACCGCTTAGCGGTCTTTGCCCCCTCCTCTTCTTCTGTTTCCTTTCCTTTTGTTTCCTTTTGTTTCCTTTCCTTTTCTTTGGGTAGCTCTTGCAATGCAATTGCATTCTCTTTGCTTTGCACTTGCTCCTCTTGCTGACGCTGTTTCCATCTTGATGCGGCGGCGTTCTTCCTTCGGTCGGAAATCTCCTTGCGCCTATCCAAGCGTGCAATCACTGACTTTGACCAAAAGTGGCTGGCATCCAGCTTGAAGAGGTCAAAATCCTTGACTACGCTCTCAACCAACTTGCAGTCCACATGCAATGCAAATGCAATGCTTTTGCACGCCTTATGTGGAAGCTTACCGCCCTGCTCGTAGAGTTGTTCTATCACGCACCAAAAGACGCCGACACCTGCAACGCCATATTCCAAAAGCACCTCTTGCAGTTTAGGGTCATTTCGCGCGTTGTAATCATGCTGGAAGTAGTATGCATCTTTCATTTCACTTGACGCTATTAAGCGCACTCTATGACATCAATAATCTTGGTCTCCTCCACCTGCTCAATGACATAGTCAGATAGCGATGTGGCCATAAAGGCATCCACTGCCTGGTGTGCCGTGAGTGCAGATACTGCCTTGACCAAGAAGAGGTGCGCGGTCTTCTTCTCCTTACCACTCTTCTCATCGATGGTCAGGAAGCTCAGCTTGCACTTAAACCACTTGTCTGCATCTGCCTCGTGGGAAGCAAACACCTCCTTGTAGTTCTTGCGTGCCATGGCTACCACATCGACACCGCCGGTAGCATATTGCACGACCTCTTCCATCGTGACGCGCTCTGCAGTCGCGAACGAATTAGCCTTTATCAGGAATACTTCTGAATCCGCCTTGATTGCTCCGTTGTCTGCAACGCGCTCCAGGCGCGCTTTTACTTGATACCAATCCATGATAGCTGTTTTTTATAGTGATACATTGGATGTTAAAAGGGCGACTTGCCAAAGTCCATGGTCAATCCTGCTTCCGCGACGACCACATTCTTTCCGGTCAGCTCCTTGATGCTCTGCTGAAAGTCCATTGCGTGGCTGTTCGTAGGAGACAGGTGGATAAGCACGATGTTGTTTACCGCCGACAGGTCGTTTGCAAGCAAGACCTCCTTGCACGTCTCAAGGCTCATGTGGCTCTTGATGGTGCGGTTGTACTGCGCTTTGGACACCACACCCGTTGCAACATTGTCCTCCAGGATGTCATGCTGGTAGTTGCATTCAATCAGAATGTTTGACAGCCCTGCAAATTTGTATTTGAGGTAGTATGTATCTGTTGCGAATAGCGTTGTGCCTATCTCCTTGTGATGAATCAGATACCCGAAAGGCTCGGCGGCATCATGCTGCACATCAAAGCCCTGTATTGTAAATCCACCAAGGCGGTAGGACTTCATCGGCTGAATGGTCGTCACAAGGTGATTATCCTCCAGCCCCAGGGCTTTTGCTGTGCCTGCTGACATGTAGCAAGGAATGCAAGCCTCAAGCACCTTTACACTGCCCTTGACATGGTCGCCGTGCTCATGCGAGATTATGCACCCTTTCACACGGCGAACATCAAAGTCACGAACTTTCATGATGCTCTTGTAGCTCACTCCACATTCTACAAGCAAGCTCTCCTTGCCATTGTCAAGCAGATAGCAGTTGCCTGCCGAGCTGCTTCCGAGTATCGTTAATCTCATCTTACACGAAGCATGTTTTTTGCAACTTCAAAGTTGTGGCGCTCTATCTCGGCATCCTCCTCGTGGCGTTCCGCCAGCTTTTGCCACTCCTCATAGCAGTAGGGGCAATAAGCCTCATTCAGTACCGCGATGTAGTACGCTGTGTAAGCCGCGCGACCACACGAACCACATACCCCAACGCCACCAAATGCCTTGACTGATTCAGGCAATCCCATTTCAATGACCTTGAAGCCCTTTGCATTGTCAATTACCTTCGCCATGGTTAGAAGCCTGGTAGTGTATCAGTTGGCGTTTCTGTTGGGGCGTCTTTTGGCTCTTCCCTGATGATTTCGCCCGTCTGTGCATCAACGGTTGCAGGGGCTTCATCTCCAAGGTCTATTTGGATGGTCGTCTGATTGGCGTTAGCCTCCTTTTCAGCTGCAACCTGCTCCTTGACATCCTTGACCTCTTCATACTCCGTGTAAATATCCTGCTGTTCGTCAATGGTCTTCATACCCAACGACAGTTCCGGCGCGTACGTGCGCGTCCACCAGGATGCAGCGCGGTACATCAACATCTGCTTTGCCATCGTCTGCCACTTACTACCAGCCTTGGTGTACCATCCCTCTTGGATTGCGAGGCGAATTGACACAGGCGCGCTTTCAAGTATCTGGTCTGACCCGTTGGCGGTAGTATAGGCAACACACTCAATGTCCATTATCTTCTTGCCGTCAAACTGCTTCTTGACTGCCGTCTTGCGCCCTCCTTGATATTCGTAGTCGGTGTACTCCACCATGCCCAACATGCCCTTTTCTGTGAATCGGTACTTTAATGGTGCGAAGCGCCCGCACCCATTTACCGTGCCGATAAGGAATGTCGCTGACCAAGAGGGCTTACCATAGATTGGCACCATGTTCTGCATGACCATCAGGGGGCTTGCTCCGATGCGATTTGCAACCTCAATGGCAATCATGCAGTTGGCAACAGCCTTGTCAATGGGGTTCTTCTCACTCGCTTTGTACATTTCTGGCACAAGCTCCGATGATGCGAAGAGCTTGCACACTCGCTGCATAATCTCAAACTGCGCTGGGTCAAAGAAATTGACAACCTGTGTTTGCGCCTGTGCCACGTTGATTGCTCCCACTGCGGGGGTCGCTTTCATTAATTCGTTCATGTCTGTATCTGTTTAGTTGAGTTGATTGGCGTAGTTACGGTAGGTCATGCGCGCCTCTTCCAGCGCAGGAATAGCGTCCTTTCGGTGCGAATCCACGGGAATAAGAGGTATGCCGTCAATGGAGATATGAATCTTTCCCATGAACTCCTGGAGCTGGATGCGCTCTGACGATTCGCGCACCATGCTTGCGGTCTCTGCCTTTGCCCTTGCTTCTCGGCGCGCCTTGAACCACCCTACAATTGCCTGGATGGCGTTGTTGATAGCCGCCTGAATGGATGTCAGTCCCGTCTGTGCAGTCTGAATGGTCGTTGTGTACTTCATTTTCGTAGTCGTTGTTAGTCGTTATACGTTACTTTCCTTTCGTGATGACAAGCTTCTTATCATCTGTTACCTTTAAGTTGATTATCTGGCTTTCCGTTGGGATTACATCGTTGATGCTCTCGCGATTGTCTATGAAGATTGGCGCGGTCACTCCGTAGAATCTGCACAGCACGTTGATGATGTCAAGCCCTGCATTGACCCTTGCTGCCTTGTTTGCCGTTCCATCAGGAACACCGTTGATTAGAGGCGTGCAGCACTCAATGGGATTCTCCTTCTTGGCATCCTCAATCGTGTAGTCAAAGAGCTGGAATTTGACCATCGTGAAGAGGTTGTTGATTCGCTTCTCGCACTCGTCAATCTTTGCTTTCGTAAACTGATGCATCGTGTACTCCTCGCGCTCTGCTTCCGCCAGCTGATGTGCAAGATTTCGCCCCTTTTCTTCAAGCTCCTTGATGCTCTTTTCAAGTTCTTCAATTCGCTTGCGGTCAGTCAGCTTATCTTTGATTTCATCACGCTTGGCGGTCAGCTTTCTCTTCTCTTCTTGGTAGATGGTCGTATCTTCGTTGTCAATGCCATCATCAAGTGATGCTTCAAGAGCTGTTATTTGCTCCGTGAGTTCGTTGTACTCCTTGATCTCTTCGGGCTTAACATCTTCGGGCTTGACTTCCGACACACCAGCAAGGCGCGCTTTCAGCTTCTCCAGCTCCGAAGATTTCAGGGCAACGCCCTCGTTGGCGTTGGCTACATCCTCCTGCACCTCCACAATGCGTGCGTCAATGCGTGCAACCTCCTCCTTGATGCTTTTCCCGCGCTCCGTTATCTTCGCCAGGGCATCCGCCTTGTGCTTGTCAAAGTGAGCCTTTGCCGATGCCTGCATTTCCGCTGGAAGCTCCTGACCACAACAAGAGCATGTTGTCTCTCCATTGTAGGCGCTTGCATTGACTTTGTACCACTCCTCGCGAAGCTCGTCCGCCTGTTTTGTTAGTTCCTTCTTGCGAGCGTCAAGGCGTGCAATCTCCTTGGTTGCTGCATCAATATCTGCCTGGTAGCTCTGCATCTCACGCTGCGCCTTTCTCGCCTCCTCACGCAAGTCACGAAGCTCCTCATTTGCCTTGTAGGCGCACTCGTTTGCCTTGCTCTTTGCGTCAAAGATGACCTGCTGGCGCTTCGCCTTTAGGTCGTTTATCTTCGCCTGGCGAGCCTGTACCTCTTCGTACTTCTTTCGCGAGCGCTCTGCAACGCTTGACAAAACGCCATCCACCTGAACAAGCGCGTCATCAACACGCTTCATTTCAGTCTCAAGGGCGGCAAAGTCCTGCTTTTCGGGCATCAGCTTGTACGTTTGGTCAATGCGTGGTTGCACCTCGTCAAGCTGTGACTTTACAAGACGCTTGCGCGCTG